TGTATCAACCAATCAAGCCATCTTCTACATAAGGGAAAATAAATATATTCAATATACATAATCAAGACTGGGAATCCTGTGGCGTATATGGACAGCGCCAGCAAGACAGTATATATCAGCTTGATTGCGCAGATATAAGGAATAAACAATGACTGGGGGCGGCATAAAACTAAAATATGGCAGGGTGGGTGCAGAGGCTCCAAACGCCGAACATCCTTTGGTGGGGTTTCTCCCCAGTTTCCCCGCACCTGCCTCAAAATTGGGGGTCAAGATGCGTATATGGATATTACTCGCTATAATAATGTTAAACGTAACTGCTTGCTTTGCAAGCGATACGGTTTACCAGACAATAGCCCGCGAGGCATCGGGCGAATCTTTTGCGGCGCAGGTTATGGTAGCCAGCGTAATCAAGACAAGGGCGAAGGAGCGCGGGCTTACATACGAACAGGTATGCCTGCAACCGAAGCAGTTTTCCTGCTGGAATAAAGGTATGAAGCAGAAAGCGAGGACAGAAGCCGAGATAGCCACGGCAAAGACGGCTTGGGAGCAGGCGTGGGCAGGCGAGGCTAATCTATACCACGATATAAGTGTCCTGCCCTATTGGGCAAAGTCGGATAAAGTCAGGTTTATATGCCAGATAGGGCGGTTGAAATTTTACAGGGAGGCAAGATGAATAAGTATCAGCTTATGGCAGGGATGTGGCTCTTCTGCGACAGTATTTATTCCTTGCGGACATACTGGAAGAAGGAAGATTGGTTCGCGCAGGGCATCAGATGGATTAGATTGTTTATTAGCGCAGGGATAATAGTCTGGGCATAGAAAGGGGCGCAAGATGATGGAAAAACTTGTAATTGAGGCAGGCAATAATGGCGATAGGTCTGTGGGCATACCTCCTCTGGATATTAAGATTATCATAGAGGCGAACTGCGATATGCGGGATGTGCTTGATTGTATTAACTATCCTGGTAATTTTGAATTATTTAGAAAAGACATACAAAATCTGATTGATTGGATAGACGATATGGAGTGCAGGGTTTATAGCATAAAAGCGGAGTGGGAAAGTGATAGAAATCTGGGCTCCGAGATATAGGGATAAAGTAGTTTTGATTGCAAAGTATCGGGTGTGCAGCGGATGGAACGAGATAGTATTCACCAAAGCCAAGCATCTGGCGGGAATGAAATTTCATATACAAAGTTCTGAAATTGTAAAATGCTTACTGGATACCAATGGCTCCGTGCCTTGCTATGCCGTTCCATTTGATAAACTGATAAGGATGGACTAAAGCTGGGGGAGGGTTTATGAAAGACAAGAATTGCTATCTGGACACAACTTTATACGAGGTCGCCTATTGGTATATGAAAAAGAAAAAAATGGATATGACCACGGGCAATCTATTCTGGATTATGGAAAAGATATGCAAGCGGATTGATAGAATAAATAAAAATACGCCGGATAAAATAATAAAATTTACCAACGGATATTGTAAATTAAAAATATCGCTTTGATTACGCACCATAGCAGGTCTATAATGATAATTGAAAGGAGTTAATGATATGATAGAGCTGATTAGCACCAAATGCGGGGCGCAGGCAAAGGCAAGCGATGAGGAACTGGATTGGCTTGCCGAAACCTACCTGAAACTGCAAAAGAATAAGACCTACCAAATGATGTCAAAAACCTTCCAGCAGTTTATTACCGATTATTTTGATGCCCAGTTGAGGGAATATATGAGGCAAAAGGAGAAAAACAATGAGAATAAAAAGAGACACGTTTGATACTTTCTTTTATTGCTTGTTTTGTGTGATTACCTTGGGTGGATTGTGGGTTTATCGTCTGGCGATAACCGCGGGTATCAAAAAAGCGTTGGAGGATTAAATGAAAGAGAGAAGCAATTTCATAGGCAGTTCGGAGATAGCGGCAGTGATGGGCTTGAGCCGGTGGCATACGCCCCTCTCATTATGGGCGGAGAAGACGGGAAACATAGAGCCAGAGGACTTGTCCGATAAGGAGTATGTCCAGCTCGGTAGTGAGCTCGAGGATTTTATTGCCAAGAAGTTCGCCAAGGCGACTGGGATGAAGATAAGGAAAGCCCCCAAGCGCTATGTTGATAAGGACTATCCATATATGGCTTGTCAGGTGGACAGGCTTATAGAGGGAACCGATATGCTTCTTGAATGCAAGAACGCCTCCGCTTGGAAAGAAAAGGAATGGAAGGATGAGGAAATCCCAATCGAATATGTCCTTCAGGTGTCTTGGCAACTTATGGTGACGGGCAGGCAGAAGGGGTATGTCGCGGTTCTCATAGGTGGAAACAAGTTCAGGTATAAGGAAATCCAAGCCGACCAAGAATTGTTCGCCAAGATGAGGGAAGCCGCGGTCAGGTTCTGGGATATGGTCTTGGACAAAACCCCGCCAGCCGCGACGGGGGACGATAACGATATGCTTCTCGCCCTGCACCCGAAATCAGATGAGCAGATACAGGCAGTGGAGGAGATGAACGATTGCATAGCGACCTTGCAAAAGACGAAAGCCGATATCAGCGAGCTCGAGACCCAGAAAAACGCGCTTGAGGCGAAGCTTAAAGAGGTAATCAGGGATAACCTTGGGATAAAGACGAGCGAGTATATTGTAAAATGGCAATCGCAGGCGGTATCAAAATTGAACTACGATGCCCTGAAAGCCGATGGCATATATGAGAAGTATCTGATAAAGAAAGAGACGAGAGTATTAAGGGTAAGCAAGAATAAATGAAATGGAAAATATAAAAATTATACCAACAAAATATAATGGTTATTTCTTCCGTTCAAGAACAGAGGCAAGATGGGCGGTCTATTTTGATGAATGTGGAATTGATTATATATATGAATATGAAGGTTTTGAATTAAAAAACAAACAAAGATATTTGCCCGATTTTTGGTTCCCTCAATATAAATGTTTCGGAGAAATAAAACCTATTTATCCTACAAATAAAGAAGAAGAAAAAATAAAACAATTAGTAGAGATGACTGGAAGACCTTTAATAATTTTTATTGGTATGCCATCAGTTTCTCCAGAGATTTATGAATGTAGGAAAAATAAAGAAAAGATTTATATTTATAAAAGCCTTTTTACAATAATAAACAATTCTATTTTTTATATACATAAAGATTTTATTAACGAATATCCACAATTTCAATTTATATACGATAATATGAAGGAAAAAATTGACTTTGCAAAAAGTGCAAGATTTGAATTTGGAGAAGCAAAATAATAAATGATAGGAATATATATTATAAAAAATAAAATCAATCATAAAATTTATGTTGGGCAAACAACGGATTTTGATAAGAGAATAAAACAACATAGAAAAAATGCCATTTTTAACAAACATAAAATATATAATAGACTTTATCCAGCAATTAAAAAATATGGAATAAATAATTTTGAATTCATTTTTATAGAAAACTGCAAAATAGAACAATTAAACGAAAAAGAAATCCAATATATTCAAAAATTCAATAGTTATAATAACGGCTATAATGCGACGAAAGGAGGCAATAATAGAATTGCTTATTGGAAAGGCAAGCATCGTTCCAAAACAACAAAAAGAAAAATTGCTAAAAATTTAACAAATCAAAAACAATCATTAGAAACTAAAATAAAAAGAGGCGCATCATTAAAAAAATTCTGGAGCAAAATTCCTTTTTATAACAGAGCGAGAAGAAAATGTCCTGTTATTTGTATAGAAACAAAAGAAGAATTTGCTACAATAAAGGAAGCAGCTAAAAAAATTAACAGACATCCTACGGTTATTTTAGGAGTATTAAAAGGAAAAAGAAAAACAGCAGGCAATTATCATTGGGAACGAAAGGAGTAAAAATGCCTAATTTAGCGCAAACAAAAGAGATAGTAAAAAAAAATAACGATTTGCAAACTTTACAACAACTAATAGAAAAAGCCGCAAAGGAATTTAAAAAGGCGCTTCCTTTACATATGCGACCAGAACGATTAGTAAGAATAGCACTTACTTGTATTAGGCAAAATCCAGAACTTACCAAAACCAGCCCTGCTTCTTTTATAGGGGCGTTATTAGTTTCTGCGCAAATGGGGCTTGAACCGCTTGCGGGTAGAGCATATATTCTACCCTTTTGGAATAACAAATTTAATCGTTTGGATGCACAATTTATCTGTGGTTATAAGGGATTAGCCGAATTATTTTATCGGCACGAAAAATCAGTTAATCTCGCTTGGGGAATTGTCCGTAAAAATGATGAATTTGAATTTGAGTATGGCACACAGGCGAAATTAAGACACAAACCAGCAATAATAGATAGGGGTGAAGTGCTTGGGTATTATGTAATAGCAGAAGTGCAAGGTGGCGCTAAACCATTTATGTTTATGTCAAAAGAAGATTGTATGGAACACGGACGCAAACATAGTAAAACATTTGACCAAAAAACCAATCAATTTTATTCAAGCTCTCCTTGGGCAAAAGAACCAGATGCAATGTGCCTAAAAACAGTTCTTATCCAACTTGCTAAACTTTTGCCCCTGTCAATAGAGCTTCAGCGAGCCATACAGGCTGATGAGACCTCGAGGGAATATCGGGAGGGGATAGACGACGCCTTGGACATCCCAGCCCAAGATTGGGGAAACGGGATGGCAGAGGGCGAAAAACAGCCTGTTTTACCGCCAAAACAGCCCCAAAACGGGGCGAATGGGGCTGAACCCGATAAAGTGGCTTCCGAAGCCACAAAGCCAGTATTTCGAGGCTCTATCACAGAAAAACAGGAAAGCGCCATAAAGGAACTGACAAGGAAAAGATATGGGGATAAATGGGAGGAGGAATTGATGGCAAGGGTAGGAAGTATGGGGCTTGAACTCCTTTGCCAGATGTCAACCGAACAGGCGGCTAAACTAATCAGGGAACTATCGAAGGAGGTGACAGATGCTGAATAAGTGCCTTATTATAGGAAACCTTACCAGAGACATTGAACTGCGGTATGCCCCAAGCGGGCAAGCGGTAGCCAACATAAATATCGCCTCAAACAGAAGCTACAAATCTGGGGACGAATGGAAAGAGGATGTTTGCTTCATAACGGCGGTAATCTGGGGAAAGCGTGCCGAAAACTGCGCTAACCAGCTCAAGAAGGGCGACCCGATATTTGTGGAAGGAAGGTTGCAGAGCAGGTCTTGGGAGAAGGATGGGCAGAAAAGGAGCACGATAGAGATAGTGGCGGAGGACATACAGTTCCTCACCCGCGCCAAGCAGGGGACATCGCCAGAAACCGAAGAAGTGCCGACAGATGAGATTTAATGACGAATTTCATTCCTTTTTACACAAAGCTGTGGTCGGATAAAAAGTTCAGGGCTTTGCCCCTTTCATCCCGCCTGCTTTTCATATACCTGTTCACCAATGATGCGATAAATCTTACTGGCATATACGAGCTTGACTTGGAGACCTGCCAGTTGAGGGTCAGGCTCAATGACGAGTTCAAGGATGCTATGAACAGGGTCATAGTGAATAATATGATTAAGTGGGATGAGGCGAACGATATGGTCTTCGTGATAAACCGCTTCAAGCATATCCCGAACAAGAGCCCGAAGGTATTGAGGGGCGTGGTCAACGAGCTCGACCTCATCAAGCACCCCTTCAGGGAGGAGTTCCTCTCGCTTTACAAGAATGACCTGAAGGAATACAAAGCCACATTGCTCGGATACAAGGACGATATGGATTTGCTCACAGAGGAACAAATAAAGGCGTTTATGAAGCTGGGGTGGCAGAAGGAGAGGATAGGGAGATTCTATATTGACAGGGGATACCCAGAACAGCGGGTAAGCACAATAGTCAATGAGATACTGCAAAGAATTCCGAGAACTGTCTGACCAAGAGGTCATTCAGATACTTCTTGAAAAATTTGATTACCGTGAGCCGAATTGCAAGAAAAGGAAATGCAGGGCTTTCAGATGCAAGACATTGTTAAGCCCTTACAATAAAGAAAAATATTGCTATTACCATTGGCATTTGTTGAAACATAGACGCAGGAAAGGGATATTCAAAAAGATATTGTCAATCGCCCATAGGATAAAGATAGGATTGAGCATAAAGAAAAGGCACAGGGAAGGCAGATATGAGAAGATTTCAAGGTGAGTTTGTCAGGAAGCGCAGGAATGACGAGGCGCTCTTGCAGGAGATGCTCTGCAGATGGCTCGATAACAAAGACATCCTATATGTCGCCAGCCTTATGGGGGTAAATCTCGGGGCGAGAATAGGGGCTATAAGGAAAAGGATGGGTTGCAGGGCAGGGACGCCAGATTTGATTATACTCCATCCCTCTGGCAAATACCACGGAATGACCTTGGAATTGAAAATCAAGGGGGGACATATAACAAATGAGCAGGAAAGCTTCTCTATTAAGGCAAGTGAACTTAATTATTATTCCGTAGTTATGTCGCCAAAATATGAGATTATGGACGCCCTTGAATGGGCTAAAAAGGAAATCGAGTATTATATAAAAGGAGACACGAATGAATCAGTTTGAGCAGATAGCGCAGATTTTCGAGAAAATGAGCATAGTAATTGCGGGGCTAAAGGATAGTCAGGCGGGTATCATAAAATGTATATCTGCCATAGACAGCAGGATAGATTTACTGGAAAGAAGAATAGAGGAATTAGAGGGCAATTCTGATTCATCTTGCGAATTATGCGGGCAAAAAGCGGGAGTATGTAAATGTCTATGAATTGGGGCATAGGGATAGCATTGTTCCTGCTGATGTATTTTACGATTTTTGTTTGCATAATTTATCAGATAGTCGATGAATTAAAGGATATAATCTATGGGCAGAAAAATAAATGATGATATGGCAACTGCTAAAGATGCATTGATGAAAGCCAAAATTCGTAAGGTGTTAGAGGAATTAACGCTTTATTTTGATGAAAATACGCATTTATGCAAGACAACTTTAGGCAAGCAATACATTGACCAAGCCCTCACCGAGATAAGGGAGATAGTGAAAGAAGAAATACAGATTTCTTATTATGTTATGAAAGACGATTTGCGGAGTTTGCTAAAATGACCAACTTACGGGGGGGGCTAAATGACAAGACGAGAATGTTTAGAGAAGTTAGTATTTTATTACAAGGAAGCAATAACAGGCCGCACTCTTTCAAGTGATAATTGGGAAAAAGAAATCAATAAAGCCCTCTCCGATCTCGCCCAAATAGAGCAAAGCGAGAAGCTAAGTGTGGAGGAGATAGTAACTATATTAGTAAACAAGAGTCTATCTTCAAACGTATATAACCAAAAGAAAGAAATCGTTGGAAATATGCAACTATTAAGTGATTTTGAGGTTGCTGCCCAAGCCATCTACGAAGCACAGGAGAAAAAGAGGGGGAGATGAAATTAGTTTTAGGCGACTGCCTTGAGGAACTAAAGAAACTACCCGATAACTCGGTGGATAGTATCATAACC